AATTATACGACGAAGTTTTAACTTTTGCTGCAGCTTTACCAAAAGATTTACTTATCTCTGTTGTTAGAGGTGGAGTGAATGGATTTGATTTTCTTAAGGACCTAGTTGCTTTTGGTGCATATGGAAACGAACAACTTCCTGATGATAGCGTGTTTAAATTTATAGATGATAGAATAGAAGCTCAAAAGAAAAGTTTGAATGAATTAGAAAAAGACGATCCTTTGACTACAAGGATTATTGGAGCAGTAGGTCAAGATGCTGCTTTTGTTATGCCTATTTATAAAAAAATGAAATCAGCAGGTATTCCAAAACAATTTGCTTTACCAGCTTCTTTTGCAATCGGATCAACTTTAGCTTTTGATAAAGAGACTAGCTTTATGCTTGATACAGATATGATCAAAGGTTTGAAAGATACTATTAATCTTAACGAAGATACTCCAGCTGAAGAGTTATTTGATAAAGCAGTTCAAGGAATTGAATTTACTGGATTAGGTTATGCTTTCAATAAACTCTATCCAATGATCAAAACAATGAGAAAGATTGATGTTCAAAAGGCTGCAACTGTGACTGCAGGTTCTTTAGCTGCAGGTGAAGGTGCTAAGAAAGTCCAAGAGAATATCCAAAACAATATTATTTCAGAACAAACAGAAAAAGAGTAATAAATAAATATCCTCAGATATTTGTTTTCTCAATAATAGGAATTTAAGAATATGGTTAATCTAAGAACGATCACTCAAAAGGTGACGAAAGAAGAAGCAAAAGATTTATTAGATAAAGCTCAAGATATAATTAACAAAGATATATTAGGACCAAACTTTAAAAGAGAAAAACTTTTATCAGGTGATAAAGGTAAAAAGAAAAAGGTTAAAATAGACGGCGAGGAAAAAGAGTTAATTGACGGCGAAACTACTGGTCTTATAAAAGTAAAAACTAAAGTTCCTAAACCTGACGAAAAACCTGATAAAATATTATTTGATGTAAAAACTGGAGGAAAAATAACTCCTAAGATGCTTGCTGATTTTAATATCAACAAGATGAATAGTAAGGATGATATTCTAAAATTTATAGAAGAGGTCTCAGAAAAATACAAAAAAGATATTGGTAATAGAAAAAGAGGAGTTCAGTCTCAAGAAGATACAAAAAAACTAGCTGCTCTTTTACAAAAGGACCAACAAAAACTTTCTAATGTTTTGCTAAACCTTAAAAAAGGCGACACACTAAACGCAGAATATATTTTAGCAACAAGAGAGTTGGTTGAAGCTTCTTATGCAAAATTAGATGTACTTGCACAAAAAGCTATTCAAGGTGGTCCTGATGAAGTGTTGGCTTACAGACAACATATGGCTCTGACTGCTGAGCTAACTAAAATTTTGAAAGGTGTTCAAACAGAAACGGCAAGAGCATTAAATCAATTTAAAATACCAACTACTGCAGGAAAAAGATTTGGCAATGTTGATTTAGATAAAATGAATAGAGACGACTTCCTGCTTGAGCTTGGCGGTGAAGATGAAATTAAAGCTTACGCTAGGTTTTATTTAAGAGAAGTAAATAGTGGAAAAGCTAGAGTTAAGATGACTGAAGGTATTGGAACTTCAACTAAAATATCTCAGGCATTTTCGGAAGTATTTATTAATGCAATTTTATCTAATCCATTAACTCATATTAGAAACACTGCAGGAAACTGGATCACTCAAGGAATTATTGCGCAAGAACACAAACTCGCTTCAAAACTTTATGGTGGAAAAGAAATTGGAGGATTAGCTGCATACGAAGATGTTGCAAGAGCTTATGGTAAAACTCAGGCTTTTACTGAAATGTGGGCAGCAATAGGAAGAAGAAAAGGTTTAGATAAGCTTAATGTCGATAGTATGATACAAGGTACTAAGCTTGACATAAGAGAAGGTAAATTTACTGCAGGTTTTTTTAATCAAGATGCTGGATCTGTAGGAGCTAAATTTACAGACTTTGCAGGAAAAGTTTTAACTTTAAACAGAATACCTACAAAGTTTTTAACAGTAGCAGATAATTATTTTAAAAATTTAGAATATAGATCAGAACTATACGCTTTAGCTTACAGAGACACTTTAGAAAAAATAAATAGTGGAGTTTTAGCAAAAGATAAAGCTGCTGAATATTTGGCTGACTTGGTTGTAAATCCAAATAAATCTATGGTTGAGCAAGCTTTTGAAGCTGCAAAGTATTCTACGTTTCAAACTAAGTTAGGAACTAGAGGCGATATTTTAGATAAAGGAGCTTTACTACAAAAATTTAAAAGTGGTGATGTTGGTCCTTTAAACTTTTTAGCAAACTATTATTTACCTTTTATACAAACGCCAACTAATGTTGCAGGATTTGTATTAGAAAGAACACCTTTTTTAAATAGAACATTAAAAAGTTATAGAGACGCAATAAATTCGACTAATCCAGCTATACGACAAAGAGCAAAAGCAAAACAAATGCTTGGTACTGCTTTTTATCTAACAGTAATGGGAATGAATTACGGAGGTTTCGCAACTGGAACTTCACCTGAGTTAAATACAAAAAATCCTAGTGCTAAGTTTCAAATGAAAAAAACTTTAGGATATGGAACTGGAACAATCAATATTCCTTATGGTGATGAGACTATAAGAATTGGAATGCAAAATATTGCATTTGATCCGCTTGCAATGGCTTTTAAACAAGCTGCAGATTTATCTGAGATTATGCAAATGGGATTTAAGGATATGGACCAATGGGAAGATTTCCTAAGAGTTTTAAGTGCATTTACTTATTCGGTTGGTGAAAATTTGGCATCCTCAACTTTTATGAGTGGTGTTGGAAAAGCCGTAAATGATTATCAAAGTTTAAAACAATTAGGAGCTGCTAAAGGTGGTGAAAGAGTTATACAAGGAATGTTCACCTCAACTTTTATTCCTAGTATTGTAAAACAAGGTGGAAAGACTATTGATTTTATTCAAGGTGAAAATAGTCAAAAGCTTGCAGTTGAGTTAGACGAATATATTTTAAAAACTTTAAGATACAACGAACTTAATAAACAATACGATTTACTAGGTGATGAAGTTGAAAACTGGGGAGCTTATAGTTTTGAGAAGAAAGACGCAATAAGAGACGAATTAAGAAAAACTAAAGTTGAAATATTACCTGTAAAAAGATCAAAAGTATTTAGCGCAGCTAAAGCAGGCTTAACTGCAAATGTTGAATATACATCTGAAGAACTAAGTTTTTTACAACAAAGATCAGGTGAATATACAAAGATGATTTTAGAAAATGTCTTTGAAACAGATGAATATTTAGAAAATGATAATTTTTACAAACAAGCATTAATTAAAAAATCTGTCTCTAAAGCTAGAAACGCTGCTTACAACGATATGATTGGTGTTGAGTTTGATGACAGTTTAGGAGCGTGGGAAAACGCTGAAGCAACGGCAACAAGATTAAACGAAGAAAAATTAAAAATATTTGAGGACAAAGTTATTACCAGCAACTTTGGTCAACCTCTTGAAAAAACTTTTGAAGAATACACTGGTACGGAGGAATAATGACAATTAGTACAACGACGATTAAGAATAGTTATAGTGGCAATGGCTCTACTACGACTTTCAACTATACTTTTAAAATAACTGATCAAGACGACATTGACGTAATAATAAGGAGTTCAAGTGGTACTGAAACGACGAAAACGATTACTACTCATTATACTGTCACTGGCGTTGGGAATAGTGGCGGAGGAACTGTTGTTTTTACTAGCGGAAATATTCCAGCAAGCGGTGAAACAGTTGTTTTAAGAAGGTCCACACCATTAACTCAAGGTGTAGATTTAATTGAAAACGATCCTCTTCCTGCAAACACTTTAGAAGATGCTTTAGATAAATTAACTTCTATCAATCAAGAATTACAAGAACAACTTAACAGATCTTTAAAAGTTTCAAGAACTGCAACTTTAAATGTTCCTGAAATTACTGCAGACGCATCAACTAGAGCAGGAAAACTTTTAGGATTTTCTGCTGACGGAAATTCTTTAGATGCAACTATTGACGGAACTGGAGTGACAACATCAGCAACGGCAGCTGCAACATCAGCAACGAATGCTGCCAACTCAGCTACGGCTGCAGCTTCATCTGCTACTGCTGCTGAAAACGCAAAGAATGCTGCAGAGGCAGCTTTAGATACTTTTGATGATGATTTCTTAGGAGCTAAATCTAGCAATCCTTCAGTAGATAATGACGGCAATGCCTTAGCAGACGGAGCTTTATACTTTGACACGACTAACAACGTGATGAAAGTTTATGATCTTGGTAATACTCAATGGAAACAATTAACACCAACAAGCGCACAACAAACTAATATTGATGCAGCTGTTGCTAATGCAACGAACATTAATGCGGTCGCTGGAGCAACATCTAATATAAATGCAGTTGCAGGCGACTTGACAGATATTAATACTCTTGCAGGAATTTCAGGATTATCAACGCTTGGATCTAATGCAGCTGCAGTTGTTAATGCTGGAAATAATATTACTGGAATAAATTCTTTTGGTGAAAGATACAGAGTTCAAGCTGGAGTACCTTCATCTTCAAACGATGTTGGCGATTTAGTTTTTGATACCACTGCAGGAAAATTAAAAGTATTTGACGGATCATCTTACGCTCTTGCTGGATCATCGGTAAATGGAACGTCACAAAGATTTAGATATGTGGCTACTGCTGGTCAAACGACTTTTAGTGGTAATGATGCTAACGGAAATTCATTAACTTACGATGTTGCATCAGGAACGGCATTTGCAGATATTTATCTAAATGGTGTAAAATTAGATACTTCAGATTTTACGGCAACAAACGGAACATCAATTGTACTTGGATCAGCTGCTCAACTTAATGACGTTTTAGTTGTGGTCGCTTTTGGTACATTTACCTTAGCAAGTTTTTCTGCAGGAAATATTGGATCAGGAACTTTACCAACGGCTAGAGGAGGAACTGGATTAAGTTCTCTTGGATCAGCTGGTCAAGTAATGAAAGTTAATACTGCTGGCAATGCTTTAGAGTTTGGTAATGCAAGCTCAGCTGAAGTGTACGGATTTAATTTATCTTATTCACCTTCAACAATTTATTACAATGTTGCGGTGCAAAATGTTGGTGGTGCTAACAAATATTTTATAATGGGAGAGCAACAAAAAACTTTAGACTTATTAGAAGGTAATACTTATATCTTTGATCATCCTGCAGCTCATCCAATTAAATTTTCAACAACATCAAACGGAACTCATAACTCAGGAACAGAATATACAACTGGCGTGACGAATGTTTCTTCTACAAGAAAACAAATTGTAGTAGCAAGCGGTGCGCCACAACTTTATTATTATTGTCAATATCACTCAGGAATGGGAGGCACTGCAAATACTCCAGTTCCATTTGACAACAACGTACAAGTCACAACAACCAATCAAGGTCAAGACGACATCACAAATACTCAATATGCTGCGTTTGATGATGTTTTATTTAGTGCGAGCGGATTTACGTTTTCACTTTCAAACGGCAGCTTAATAGCAACCATATAAGGAGGAAAAAAATATGGCTCAAATAGACATCGGCAAATTGACCTTTACACATAAAGGCGATTATGCTGGAGGAACTGCGTATGTTGCTAATGATGTTGTTTATTACAACGGATCAGCTTACATCGCTAAAACATCAACGACTGGTAATCTTCCAACGAGTACGGCTCACTGGAATATTTTCGCTCAAGGATCAGGCGGAATATGGAATGCTGGTCTATCTTTAGGATCTGCAGGTCAAGTGGTTCAGGTTAATTCAGGTGCATCAGCTCTTGAATTTGGAAATGTATCATCTGACTTTGTAAAATTACACTCTGTCACTGCAAATGGTTCAGCAAACTCAATCTCAATGGACGGATATTTTTCATCTGACTACAAAAGATATATCGCAATGGGAAGAGGAATAAGAGGTACTACTGGTGCTGATTTTCAATGGCGAGTAAGAACTGGAGGATCAGATGCAGTTATTTCTCAATACGTTCAAACAAACGCGCGTGTATATACAGATACCACTCCTTCTCACTCTATAGCAGTTGGTGGAATGAATGAAGGTTCAGTAGATGTGAATGCACCTGCTAATAGATTTGAATTTAATGGTGATGATTTAACAGATGATGAAGATACTGGAGCAGATTTAACAATCGAAATCTTTGATCCACAAGCTACTAATAAATGGAAAAATTTTAATAGCAATATTTGGTTTGTAAGATCTGATAAAAACACAATTCAAAACTGGTTCGCATATAACGTGTTCAAACAAACAACCGCTTTAACTGGAATTACATTTCAATTAAATACAGGAAATCTTTATGGCACGTTCGATTTATATGGAATTAAAGGATAAGGAGTAATAAATATGAAAAGATTATTAGTCACACCAGAAAATCCAAATGGAGTTATTGTTGAATATACTGCTGAAGAAGTGGCTCAACATCAAGCTGATTTGGAAAAAACAAAAGCATTTAGAGATAATGTAAGAGCTGAACAAAAAGCTAAAGCAGATCTAAAAGCTAGTGCTAAAGCTAAGCTTATTGCTGGTGAGCCTCTAACTGAGGCTGAAGCAGATACAATCGTTCTTTAAAAAAATAAGAGGTAATTAATATGTCAAGAGCAAGAGATCTTGCTGACTTGATAGGTGGCGGCTTTACTGAAGCTGACATACCTAACTTGTCCGCAAGTAAAATAACATCAGGAACTTTCGCTGACGCTAGGATAGCTGCGTCTAATGTTTCGCAACACGCAACATCTTTTGATGATAATAAAATCGTTAATGATATTTCTACGTTAGGATTAAGAGTTCACACTCAAGAAAATCTAAATGCGTCTAACACTAACTCTGCATCTTTTGATGTGTTTCAAGATAGCTCAGGAATTACAAATTTAACCAATACTGCAAGAGATAGTGGCGAGTATATTTCTTCAATAACAGGAAGTCAGTATCTAAGACAAAATATTACAGGTTTGTCTATAGCAGGCGGCAACATCGCAGGCGAGGTATCTAACAATAATGCCAATGCTATTTTAAGAACAAGAGACGCAGTGGAAGGAGCGACAAGTGACACCAATTCCTATAGTGCTATATGCTACACAATAAATTCGAGTGTATCAGGATATTTGATTGCAGATTTAGGAGCAAGTTATTCAATCTCACAATTAATATTAGGAAAAGGTAGAAGTCACGGCGACGCAACGAGTATCAAAATAAGATACCACGCAACTCAAAGTGATCCTCAAGCAAATGGAACAGACGTAGATTTTACAAATGCAGTATCATCTGTTTATTCTTATAAAGGCGGTTCTGCAAACTTATCAAATTTTTCTTCAACTGGAACTGCTGACTGGGCGACTTTATCTACAAATGGTTATGGTTCAGTTTGTAAAATAAATGGATTTACACCTTTCACTGCAAGATATATTTCTTACAAATTCGGAAGTGCAAATTTTCACGATGCTAATGCAGGTTGGTCAGAGTTTGATATTTACAAATCAACCTTAGCTGAAAATGCAACTGGTTCGTTTGAAGGAGTTGCAATCACTGCTGCATCAACAAATAAAATGGGAGCAGTTATCACTTATCAAGACCACGCAGGAACTAACACTTTAAATACAGATATTGTTTTAAAACTTTCTGCTGATAATGGATCTAATTATTCGACTGCAACTTTAACTGCTTTGCCTGACTTTGCTACTGGTATTAAAATGGCTAAAGTAAATGATCTATCTGTCACTGCAGGCACACAATTAAAATACAAAATAGAAGTTGCTAATCAATCAGCTTCAAAAGTAGCAAGGATAAGAGGCGTAAGCCTTCAATATTAATTATGATTGAAACTGAAGATACAATAAGAAAACTAGACAAGGATGTTGCTCTAATAAAACAAAAATTAGACATCTTAGAAAACAATCATCTAGCGCATATTAAGAAAGATGTAGATAGAATTTTATATATCTTAGGTGCAGTTGGTATTGTTGTTTTAGGTGAATTGTTTGTCTTGTTAAATGCAGTTCTATAATAGAGGAATTAAAGCTCATCTATTGGCTGCACAACATCTTATAGATGATGATCACTTTGTCTTTACTAACTTTTGCGGAATAGGACCAATAGAT